AGATCATGGCAAGCGCAATCGCAAGCCAAGGACACTGAATGGCAAAAGCTCGCAGAAGAAAAGATCAATGATGAATGGTATGGCGTCTGCGATGTGAAAGGCGGGATGCACGATTTCAAAACGAGCTTGTATCAAATTTCATGCGCGATTGATCGAGATGGCGAAGCATTTATACTACTGACAAAAACCGATGATGACTATCCGCGGATCCAGCACATTCCGAGTCACAGAATCTCAACACCGCAAGACTTCCGCGATGGCAAGCTGACAACGGGAGCTTACCGAGGATTGACGCTAACGGACGGCGTTATTTACAGCAAAGGATCACCAGTTGCCTTCTGTTATGTCGATGAAGATCAGAAGCTGATTCAATACCTATCAGCTCGCGATTGCATCCATCTTTACGATCCGAGTTTTCAAGAACAAGGGCGCGGATTGCCAGCAGCGACACACGCACTCAACGACCTCCGCGATGCTTTGCAGTCTCACGATTGGGAACGTCACGCGCAGCTAATGCTTTCCAGCATTGGTCTTATCGAATACAACGACACAGGATTACCAGATCCAGATGACCCGATGAACGTGCTAAATGGCTCACCATCATCTTGCGGCGAAAAGGGAATCATTCAGGAGTCATACCAAGGCGGGCAAATCCGTTACTTTGCTGCCAAGTCAGGAGGCAAGCTGGAAACGATCAAGAACGATCGCCCTGGCGACATGTGGGAGTCATTCCAAAATCGAATCTATCGCAAGACACTTGCTGGCATGAACTGGCCGTATTCGATGATTTGGCACGCCACGGGTCAAGGCACAGCAGAACGGGCTGACCTCGGACGCGCACAACGTGCAGTCGAAGATCGTCAGGACTTGCTGGAATACGCAGCTAAGCGCATGGTCGGCTATGCAGTTGCGAAGTTCATCAAGCGCGGTGATTTGCCAGCAAATGATCAGTGGTATCGCTGGAAATTCAGCTACCCGAAAAAAATCACCATTGATGACGGGCGAGTCAGCAAGGAATTGATCGAGATGTGGAAAGCTGGATTTTTGAATCCGAATGACGTTCTGGGCTACCTTGGAAAAACTCCCGAAGATCACATCGACGAGCGGATTAATTACCTTGTCATGCAAAAGGTCAAAGTCGCAAACGCAAACAGCGCGTTGCCAGACGGCATTCAAATTGAAGATCGCGAAATGGCGATGCTAACACCTAACGAAACAAAAGACGATGCAAATGCTAACATTTGAAAACAAAGCAGCAAAGGTTAAACTAAACGATAGCGTCCACAAATTAAGCGTGGACGAAGTTATCGAGCAGATCGACAAGGTTTATGGTATGGCGGCAGTTGATGCGTGCTATTCCTTCGGAGAAGTCACAGCCTCGGCAGATGGTGCGGTCGATACTCTCGAAATCGAGATCCACAGCGCCGGCGGAAGCGTATTTGACGGCTATCGCATTTACAACTCCATGCGCGAACTATCGGCGCGAGGCGTAAAGGTCACGGCAAAAATCAACACAATGGCGGCATCTATGGCTTCCGTTATTGCCATGGCAGCAGACCGCATTCAGATCGCAAGCAATGGTAGAATCATGATTCATGACGCAAGCGCGGGGCAGCATGGAAACGCTGAGCAACTCCGCAAAACTGCCGACATGCTGGATGAAATCAGCGATGACATTGCGGCAATTTACGCAGAGCGCACGGGCAAAGATAAAGACGACATCAGAAAAATGATGCTCGCTGAAACTTGGATCAAGGCAAGTGACGCAATTGAAATGGGATTTGCAGATGAAATTTTTGACACGAAAACAAAAACGATGAGCATTCTCGATAAATTCAAACCAGACGCCGCCCTTGTCGAAAAAGTGAGCGGATTAGAAACATCGCTTGCTGATGCTGAAAATCAGATCACCGAAATTTCGGCACAACTGGTAGAGGCTCAAAACGACCTTGCAAACGCAATCAGCGAATTGACCGAAGCCAAAAACAGCTATTCAACATTGACCGCTGAGCATGACGCCGCAAGCGAGGCTTTGATTAAAGCACAAACCGAGCGTGACGCTCTCGCTTCTGAGATCGAAGTAGTTAAATCATCGGCAGCATCTAAAGCCGCTGAAATCCTCGCATCTGCTGGCGTTCCCGCACTAGAGAACGTGGACAATGCAGGCTCTGAACTTTCTATTCGCGAGCAATACAACGCTCTTAAAACTCCCGCAGAACGTCAATCCTTCCGCGAGAAAAACTGGAATCAACTAATCACCCAATAATCAACAACCATGGCTAACACATTCGACTCCGCACTTGTTACCGATGTCCTCCGCGACACCGCAATCACCGTTCTGCAATCCCGTTTGGCTCCGCTAAACGCTTTCTCGCAGGATTTCTCTGCTGACTCCATCGCGCCTCGCCGCACTGTTCAGGTGCCAATCGCGACCGCTGGCGGCACAACTCAAACCAACGCATCCAACTTTGAAAGCGGCGACAGCACGCTTGATAATGTGGCAGTGACGGTCAACCAATATACCAATAGCTTTGCGCTGACCAATACCGAAATCAACCAAGGTTTCCGCATTGAAAACATCGCCAAAATCAACCTGCATCAGTTGGCAAACAAGATCATCGACATTGCCTTTGCTCCAATCACAACCACCAACTACGGTGCTGCGGTTGTTGATGTAAATACCGCAGCTGATTTCGGCGTGGCACAACTCAGATCGCTTTGGGGCGCACTGAAAGACGGTGACGTTCGCAACGTCATTTTGGATGGCGACATCTACGCTCAATTCTTGCCATCTAACCTTGAAGCATTCCAAGTTGCTTCTGGCGGTAAGAATGTCGGTATGTATGGCTTCGATTTGTTCACCTTCAACAACCGCTGGAGCGGCGCGGGTGCAACGATCAAAGGCTTTGCTTGCTCGCCTCAAGCCATTGCAGTTGCATCTGGCTTGCCAGTTAGCAGCCCAGTTGACAGCTCCATGATTTCTCAAGAAAACATCGTGATTCCTGACCTTGGTTTGACAGTCCAGATGAACATGTGGACAAGCCCATCGACCCGCGCACTCTGGGCATCTTACGATGTTATGTTTGGCGCAGCCAAAGGCGATGGTTCCGCTCTTAAGCTTGCAATTCTCACGCCGTAATGAACTTCATCGTTTGCAATAAAAATTCTGCAATCATCGCTTCCCTTTATCGGGAGGCGGTGAACGCTGCCCAGACTATCGCAAACGAAACGGGAGAACCATGTCGCATTTATCGTTTGCCTCCGTTGCTAGTTGAAAATGTAATAAGACCGTTAAAGGTCGAAGAAACAGAAGCACCAAAGCCGACGAAAAAAGCGAAGCGCAAATAAATTTCTGGTAGTATTCATAGCATCCATCCCGTCAGAAATGGCGGGGTGGTTTTTCTTGATTATAAAATAACAAACCGCAACTCACAAAAAAACTTTATGGCTATCACATCGGCTCAGACATATTACGGCACGAGCTTTACAGCAATTCCAGTTTCAACACTGACTAGAGGAAGCCTAACGGTGGGAGTATCACCAACGCAAGAATTGTTCACAACTGCAGACATTGGTTATGCAATTAGCGCAAGACTTACTACATCAAGCACCACGGCTACGCTAGATGTCCAAACAGGTGTTTGCACTGGAAGCGCAGCATTTGTTGCAGGAGTTGCGCAAGTCGAAACTGCCACGGTCGTTGCTGCTGCTGGGGCAACATCAAGCGGCAATTGCATTGTTACCGTAACGGGATCAACCTTAACAGGATCGCCGCTAGCCGTGACAATCCCCTTAACAACAGCATCTAATACCGCCACACTAGTTGCAAGCGCACTTGCTGCTGGACTTAACGCAAACACAGCTATCGCAGCAAAATACTCGGTTACAAGCTCGGGTGCCAACATTGTCCTGACAGTTAAAGCAGATGCAAATGGAAACTTTCTTGCCAACGATGGCACGTTGAACATAGCGATACCTGGCGGATTAGGAATCACAGCGGCATCCACAAGCACTGATACAACGGCTGGCATTGTCAGCTCTGGAGTGCAAGTTTTAGACGGTGACGGCAAAGACTTTGAGGGCGTTACGCTGCCTTCAATGGCACGCATATACACGCTTGAAATCAACGTGACAAGCGGCAGTGCATCGGCAACAAATGGCACACAGGTTTTGACGCTACCTTGCAAAATCTGGAATCCAAGCGGCATAACTGGCAGCATGTTGACCGCTGATCTAGTTATCACTGCTACATCAGCAGGAACAAACCTTACGATCACCGCTTTGGGCAAATCATCGTAACGCTAAAAACTTCAATGCTTGGTCATTTTTTTGATCATGATTCACATTACAACGCATTCACTGGAAACGGTGGATGCGTTTTCTTTTGACTTGATGCGCTAGTATATGAGCGAATTAGACGACTTCATGCTTTCTCACAATGACGAAAGCGATACAACAATGGGGACGGAAAACATGACATGTAACAGTCAAACCTTTCCAGTCGTCGTAAACATATTGGCAAAAACCGTTGATGGCGAGTATGGCGGATTAGAGCCACAGATCCGAGGAACGGTCGTTGCACAACCTGCCGATATTACAAACCCGATGGCATTGCTTAACAAACGGGCTTCGATCAATAGCGTATTTTACCGCATCACGGGCGTGGACGTTGGCACGATTGGAATTACCTTTACCCTTGGCGACCCGAACGAAACTCGATGATCAAGATCACCATCAGCCCCGCGCAGCGTAGAAAGCTCGATGCGGAAATGAACGAGTTCGCTAAACGTGCAGGCGTTGCAGTTGGCGATACCGTTGTTATCTTGGCTCAATCATGCGCAAAGGAGCTGGCAAGGAAAGTTCAGCCATGGGGATTAAACCAAGGAACGGGTGATAGGTTTATGCAATCCATTGCAAAGCAAGTTCACAAAGCTGCAAAATATGCAGTCGGTAACGGAATAGACGGCGAGATCCAAGATGTCCACGCCAAGCTTAGAAATAAAAACGGGCAAGTTGACGTTGACGCGCCAAAACAAATCACCCCAAAGCGCGAATGGTTTATTTCTGGCAAGGTCAATTATTACATCAAACAACAACAGGCGAAAGCAGGAAAAGCTAAAGCTGGATGGATTGCAGCAGGTGAAAATATCAGCTCGCCATTGTTGCTGACTTCAAAAAACAAGAAGCGCAAAATCAAAGGAATTAGTAAGTGGATTCGTCGGCACGTTAAAGAACCAAACGGCACAGCAAAATTCAATCGCCAACAAGGATTATCATCGAGCGTTGCGCTGACAAATAAGGTCGATTACGCATACAGCGTAAACAATACAAACAAGGGTTATGTCGCATCGTCTCTTGCCGATGGCTACAAAAGAAGCGTAACGGTTTTACGCAAAAGGATTAAAGAACTATCATGAAAACACAATTACTTAAGGAACGAATCGTTGACATTCTCAATGCTGAAATTACAGAGATTGAAAGCTACGATGCAGAGCAATTTGGATTTGTCGAATTGCCTAACATTAGCGTCAAAATGCAATCATGCGAGCGCATGACGAAGGCGATGACGAAGGCATTTACGTCTCAAGTGGAAATCACTTTGCGAGCGCACAGCGGCGATTCTTTATCGGTCGATCAGATCAACGAGGTAACAAATGACATCGAGGCATTGCTGAGCGATAATTTCAAAGATCAGATCAATGCTGGCATCAACAATCTTTGCGTTGACTACTTCGCGCATAACGGCGGAATCCCAGAGTGGGAGGATAACACCTTGCAATGCCGATTCGATTGCGAGGTTATTTTTCAGATAATTTGACACAATTCAAAAAGTATCATGGCAACTTTACTCGGCGCAACTAACGGCGTATTTGGAATCGCAAATGCGCAAACAGGATTTCTTCTGGATTCGACATCATGGGCTTATTCCGACGATGTGAAAATGGTCAAGAACATCAGCGGTGACGACACAGGGGAAGCGCATTACAATGAGCGCGTAGAGATCCAGCTTAGCGGATTCTTGCCAGCAACGAGCGCATTTGCAGGAACGCTCGCTAGCTCCATCGCTCTTGCAACAGTGCCGACCGATCACCTTATCGGCAGCATCAGCGCAGGATTGACTATTATCCAAACGATCACTCGCAACAACAGCGCGGAGGATTACCAGCGCATTGAGCTGACCGCCAAGTATAGTCCAACAATCGTTTCGGCCTAATAAATTCCAAAACTAGAAAATGAATAACTTCCTTGGGAAAAAAGGAGAGTCGTTGTCTCACTTAACAATGCAGACGACAAATCCTCAGATTGCAGCGACGATCATTGCTATTGACGTTCCTCTTCTCAAATCAGCACCGATGAAAAACTTTGTCGGTGACGGGTTAAAGGCTCCGCGTATCACTTGGCACTTCGCAGGCGCATCGCCAACGGGTAACACTGCAAGCATGGTCATTGACGCATGGTATAACGATGCTTGGCTACAAGCTAACCCATCGCACACAGTCGCAAAAATCAAAAGAGCATTTGAGGCGATGAAGGCACTTGCTCAGCAAACTAAAGGTAGGATGTTTATGTCGATCGCTGCATGTTTTCTGATACCATTTGCACCGCATCCACACCACAAGCGGCGACCATGATTGCTCTTGGTCATCCTTGCTTCGGTTACACGTTGCACGCTGGATCTTATTTTTGGCACTTCAACCGCACGGCAGATGCTGACATGGCACTCTGGGAGGATAAGTTGATCCACGAGAAGTTGCCCAGCGAGGATTTAAGCTACATCAAGACGGCGTTGCTCAACTGGCGGCAGTTGCTAACCGACATTAAGACACCAACGCACACAGCGGTGCAGCACGGGCGAAGAATGGCATACGTAGGGCGCGACGATGACGCTAAAGCACAATCACAAATCGAAAAACTACTTTACAGAAAATGAACAATACACCAATCGTAAAAGACCATCAGTTGCGACCACTCACTAAATTTGCTTGGAATCGCATTCGTGAATTCTTTCCATCCGAGAAATCAAGAGGGAAGGAGATTTCATTCTTGGCAATCTTCGGTTACGCCGCGCTTGCATCACTTGATGAAAAGGAAACGCTCAGAGCATACAACGACGACGATGCTTTTTTCGACGCTATGGCAAAGGTCGGCATGAGTTACACCGAGGATGACGAAACGATCGTTGGTGAATACGTGCAAGGAGTCATCAACCGATGGGAGGCGGCACAGGTCGAAGTTGAGCAAACGGGAAAGCGGGAATCGTAAGAGCTGATCCTCCCGATGACGATGACTATGTGGTCGATTTGATTGCGAGCGAATATGGGTGGTCAAGAAATGAAATCAGGCAACTACCAATGGACGAAGAAGCGCGGATCATTCATGCAATCCTTTTCCGAAAAGGCGCACGGGTTTTCCGCAAGAATATCACAACTGAAAAGATC